GCTTTTCGTATGATGGCGATTGCGTGGAGGCAAGAACCGGCAGTCAAAGCGCCGGATAGAGACAAGCCTTTGATGGTAGGCCCGATGAACACAGTAACGCTCAACGATATGTGGGCGACTGTTAAACAAAAAGGATCAAGAATATGAGTGGCGTAGCTAACCCGTATCGTTATGCGTATGAAACTGTAGCAGCTAGTCAAACAGCGCAAGTATTGGGTGGGACTGGTGCAGTCGGTGATTACGTTCACCGTTTGATCGTAGTGGCTGCGAACGCAACTGCATCTAACGTCACGCTGATTGACGGATCGACAAGCATTGTCATTACTGGCGCAACGACTCCCGTTGGAACGTATAGCCTTGAACTCAACATGGCAGCAGCGACCGGCCCGTGGAAAATTACGACTGGTAGCGGCGTGTCTGTCATTGCTGTTGGAATCTTCACAGCATGAACAAAGCCGGGTTGTACGCCAATATCCTAGCGAAGCAGGAACGGATCAAAGCCGGTTCGGGCGAGCGTATGCGTAAGCCTGGCGATCCCGGTGCGCCGACTGCTAAGGACTTCCGCGAATCAGCTAAGACTGCAAAGCCGGAGAAAAAATGAGCGCAGCATGGACGCGTAGCGAAGGCAAGAATCCCGAGGGCGGTCTGAATGCCAAGGGACGAGCCTCGTACAAAGCTGAAACGGGCGGGACGCTAAAGCCACCGGTCAAGGCAGGCGATAACCCGCGTCGAGCGTCATTCTTGGCACGCATGGGCAATATGCCTGGCCCGATGGAAAAGAACGGCAAACCTACTCGATTGGCATTGGCGTTGAAGGCGTGGGGTGCGTCCAGTAAAAAGGATGCTCGCGCAAAGGCTAGTGCGATCTCGGAGCGCAATCGTGACTGAACAAGAACGCTTAGCGGCGGCATTAGCGTATCAAGGCGCTACGGCTGCACCGCCAACGATGGCGCAACAACTTGCCAAAGTTCCGAGCAGGTTAGTTGGCGCATTGAAGGCACTAGGCACAGGTTCAAGCTACGGATCAGCCGAACCTGTCAATGCTGTAAACGATTTAGCCCGCGCTAACTTTTGGCGTGGTTCGGTGTTTGGCGTTCCCGAAGATGTAAAACAAAGAAACATTGATAGGGCGGCAGAAATCGCAGCAACTTTCATCGGCCCAAAAGCTAAAAGTTGGAATTCAGAAACCAATGCACGCGCGTTACAAATGGAGCAAGCAGGCGCGACTCCGCAAGCAATATGGCAAGAAACCGGTAACTGGAAAGCACCGGATTCAGCATGGCGACAAGAAATAAATGACGCAGGCTCGCGAATGACAGAGAAAGTGCATAGCGACATAATGTCTAAACACTTTTACAACGATCCGTTAAGTGAAGCATTGACCCATGAATCGTTGTATCGAGCTTATCCCGAATTAGGCAGAATCAAAACAACTGTTACTGCAATGGAACAACCGAAAGGATCATTTAGTCCGTTAAGAAACGAACTTGAAGCATCCGGCCCTAGTTCACTGACGCAACGCAGTACCGCATTGCATGAAATACAGCACGCAATTCAACAGAAAGAAGGATTTGCAAGGGGCGGCAATCCTGAGATGTTTCGGCAATCAATAGACTTTAGTTCCAAAGCATTACAAGATGCTGCAATTCTTGACAAAACAATGCGGGCATCAAATCTTAGCCAACTTGAAGCGTTAAAAAGATTTGAAGTATTGTTTGGCAGAAAGCCCGAAGCGGGTGCGTTTGCTGCATTAGAAAGAGTAGGAACAGGTAAAGAATTGGACATTGCAAGGGATGCGGCTAGAGAAGCAGAAAAACTAGCAAAAAATCCTTTGGAATCTTACCGCCGCCTTGCCGGTGAAGCCGAAGCTAGAGCCACCCAAAAGCGCAGAAACCTAACAGACGAACAACGCCGAGCAGAGTTTCCCGAACGATCTTATGACGTGCCAATTAACGAACTAATCATTAGGCGATAAACATGGAAGATCAAAGCACAGGCTTGCAGAAGCTGATGCACAACGTTGCAGCCTACGACAACGACTTTAAGAAGTGGGAAGCCCGCGCTCAGAAGATCATCAAGCGTTACCGCGACGATAACCGCAGCCAAAACACGAACGAGACTGCCAAGTTCAACATCCTGTGGAGCAACGTTCAGACGCTGATCCCTGCGGTGTATGCGCGTCTGCCCAAGGCTGATGTGTCGCGTCGCTTTGGAGATAACGACCAAGTGGGACGGGTAGCCTCCCTGCTGATAGAGCGGGCGCTGGATTTTGAGATCGAGCATTACCCTGACTTTCGCAGCACGATGAAGCATTGCGTCGAGGATCGTTTCCTTGGCGGGCGTGGCACGTCTTGGGTGCGCTATGAACCGCACGTTCAAGCGATTGACATGCCCGAGGACGGGCTAGAAGTTACCGAGGACATAGACGAGCCGGAAGCCGGAAATCAAGCCCTAGCCGGTGAAGAACCAATGGAGCAAATCGAGTACGAATGCGCTCCCGTTGACTATGTGCATTGGAAAGACTTTGGCCATGCAGTCGCTCGCACATGGGAAGAAGTACCCGCTGTTTGGCGTTGGGTATACATGACCCGCGAGGCGCTGATTGAGCGTTTTGGCGAGGAAGTCGGCAACAAGATTCCTTTCGATGCAGGCCCTGACACCCTCAAACAGTACGGCCAAAGCACGAAAGAACACACCCGCGCAAAGATTTGTGAATACTGGGACAAGGAAACGGGCAAGGTCTATTGGTTCAGCAAGTCAATGCCCAACATCATTGACGAGCGCGACGACCCGCTAGAGCTAGAAGGATTCTTCCCCTGCCCGCGTCCGTTGTACGCAACGATGACGAGCGACACCCTTGTGCCGGTGGCTGACTTTGTGCTGTATCAGGATCAGGCTAACGAGCTTGATATCCTGTCCGATAGGATAGATGGCTTGGTCAAGGCTTTGCGCGTTAGGGGCGTTTATGACGCGTCACAGCCCGCATTGCAGCGACTGATGACCGAGGGCGAGAACAACGCTCTACTGCCTGTTGACACTTGGCTGGCGTTTGGTGAGAAAGGTGGCTTGAAGGGTGCTATCGACTTCTTGCCAATCGACATGATTGCTCAGACGCTCATTCAATGCTATCAGGCGCGGACTGAGATCAAGAACCAAATCTATGAAATCACAGGTCTTTCGGACATTATCCGAGGATCGTCTTTTGCGTCCGAGACGGCCACAGCACAGCAGATCAAGGGGCAATACGCCTCAATCCGTCTGCGCTCAATGCAGGAGGATGTGGCGCTGTTCGCTACGGGGCTTCTCAGGCTCAAGGCGCAGGTCATTTGCACCAAGTTCCAGCCCGAGACGATTCTGCAATATGCGGCAGCAAATCAGTTGCAGCCTGAAGATCAGCAGCTAATCCCCCAGGCGCTTGCATTGCTGAAAGACAAGCCGTTGCGTAACTTCCGAATTGAAGTGGCTGCGGATTCTCTTGTTCAGCTTGACGAGCAAAAGATGAAGCAAGAGCGCGGCGAGTTCCTGCAAGCGTTTGGTTCGTTCTTGCGCGAAGCATTGCCGTTGGGCCAGCAAGCACCGGAAATGATCCCGATGATTGGCGAACTGCTTAAGTTCGGAGTGGGTGCATTTAAGGGTGCGAGGCAGATTGAGGGCGCTATCGATCAGTCGATCAACAAACTGGTTAACAAGCCCCCAGTCGAGCCGCAACCTGACCCTGAGATGCTCAAAATGCAAGCTGAACAGCAAATGGCGCAAGGCAAGATGCAAGCAGACGGGCAGCTTGAACAGGCCAAGATGCAGGCTCAGATGCAGATTGAGCAAGCAAAGTTGCAAGCGCAGATGCAAATGGATCAAGCAAAGTTGCAGCTTGAACAGGCTAAGACGCAACGCGAAGTCGAAGTTGAGCAGATGCGGGCGCAGATGGACGCGCAGAAACTGGAGTTTGACCGTCAAAAAGCCGAGATGGAAGAACAATACAACCGCTGGAAAACTGAGCTTGATGCAGCAACAAAAGTTACCGTAGCAAGGATTGGGGCTAACCCTGGCGTTGATATCCCGCTAGTTGAGGCTGCAAACGCTTCGGCTGAGCGCATGACTGCTGAGCTAGGTAACGGCGTGCAGATGGCGCTGCAAAACGTCGAAAAGTTGCAGCAGGATATGGCGATGCTGCACGATCAGACTGCGGGCAAGATTGACAATCTGCTGAATGTCATGGCTGCACCGAAACGTATCATCCGTGGGCCTGATGGCAAAGCGGTTGGAGTTGAAATCGCAACATGAACGGGGGTTGGGACACCGGTACTTGGGACGAAGCAACGTGGGATTACGTTCCCACGCTGATCGACCTTGATACCCATGACGGCGACAAGCTGAAAGATCGCTTTGCAAGAGAGAAGGCGGTACGGGAGGAGCGTCGCCGGGAAGTTCTCGCCCTGTATGAAAGAATTGTTGAGGGCAAGGAAGATATCCCCGAAGTTGTTGAGCCGCTGAATTACATAACCAAACAACAGATTTTGACAAGTAATCTTAATTTTGATAAATTGATTGCTGATCTTAAGAATGCTGAACAGATATGGCATCAGCACGTTGAAAACGACGACGAGGAAATTCTGTTACTTCTATGAGAAAACGCTGGATTTATGTTGATGGTGAGGCGATAGAAGTTGGCGAGTACCAACCGACTGCTGTGCATCATGTGATGCCGGACATTCAGCCTTATCAGTCAATGATTGACGGTTCGATGATTACGAGCCGCAGCCGCCATAGGGAACACCTGCAAGCGCATGGCTGCATCGAAGTCGGCAACGAGAAAATGGAAACGAAAGTTGCGCCTGTTAAAGATAACCGCAGGGAAGTCTTGAGGCAGCAACTGTCAAATGTTACGCACGCAGAAGCAAACAGGATTTTGAACAAACTGCGCGACGACGCACGATTTACCCGCAACCCCCACAGGGAGAGATAAATGTCCG